GCGTTTGTCGTTTGATGTGTAGCCTACGCCGCTTAGTGCAATTAGTGCCATTTTTATTTTTTTATCTTTATAAAAACTAGGTTGTCTCTTTTCATTAAATCTTGCCAACACTGGATCAATCCAAATTTCTTTTTTTGTTCCAGGATACATAACAGCAAAAACGTGTTGCGGCTCCCTGGTACTGTCTTTATATCCAGCAAACCTAAACGCTAAAGGTGCTTCTAAAATACCTTTTCTTCGAAGCGAGTCTAAGACGCCTAGGCTGAATAAACTATAACTTTTACAGTCGGCCCCAGGTAACATTGCTATTATTGCTGAGGGTGATCGTAAGGTCTGCGTCGCAGTACTTTCGATGAAATAAGGAACGTTTGATTTTAAAAAGTTCCAAATATTTCGTGCCGTTTCAAGTTCGCTTTCACCTACAAAATAATCGCTTATTTTGTCGTATTCCTTTTCATATTTATAGTGCGTATCAACAATTCCGTCTATTATGTCGGTAACTGTTTGATCCGAACTAACTACCCTTTTATAATTTTTAAAAGGCGTCAGCTTTTCTAATACTGCCGCTTTACTAACCATAAAAATTGTAATTTATGTCAAAAGGTAAATAGATCCCGTCAACTACTGCCGTTCCAGTCAATTTAAAATTGGCAGATTTCGTTCTAATTACCTCACTTATTGCATTTACAGCCCCACTAAACGTCGTTACAGCTTGCAGCGGTAAAACTACCTGGCTTTTGGCTTTTATGTCTAATTTTTGATTATAATATACATCAGCTATCTTTTGGCCATTAGTTAAAAATAGTTCCGCGTTAATATTTGAAATTGAAGTTGAAATATTGGTAGGGTTGTATATTGTTACGTCCAGATTAATTTCAGGGTTTAAAAAGCTCCCGCCTATACCAATTTTAGTAATCAAGAAGCTAACACCTTGACTAAAACGGTATTTTCCATAGATCCACCAAATTGCTGCGGCTCCGACTAGGACGCCCACCCATTTTTTAGCTGTCATACCTTACAAAGTTACGAAAAATTGTTCGAAAATCAAACAAAAAAATTTTTTTTAAAAATAGTGTGTGTTGGTTAAACTTTTAGTTTAAAATTTATTATCTTTGCGTACGCGTGAGCTAGCAAAGATAAAAATTAAACCACCTATTTTAAACCACCTAAACCGGTTTAAATTATTTTCTTTTCACCTTTAATTTAAACCACTTTATAAGCGATACATACCAGGCACAAAAAAACCAGCGCTTGGCTGGTCTTTTGGCGGCGTGCTGGGTTGCTGACTTTGTTTTAATTGTTCAACCAGACGCGGCAATAAAATCGTTTCGTTTTTTTCTCGTATAAATTTACATAATGTCCGCCAACTCTACGGGCAAAATCAATAAAGTTTTCAACTCGGTTTATATTCCGATATTTTTTTGGTGTTATTTCTTTGTGATCCTCAAAAAAAATAATTGCTGTATAATATTCCATTTTTGTTTATCTTTGTCGTGAAAGGAAAATAAAGCAGTTAATTAGGGTTAATTGTTTTGTCCAGGCGGTCAAATTTTTGGCCGCTTTTTTTTGCAACTAACTTTAAAAATTCTATATCCTCGGGCTGTAATAAAACGCCGTTGTATTCTATACGCCAATTAGCGCCTTTCTTTACTAATTTAAAATGTTTTTGCATTAACATATAGGCAATAAAGCGTTTAGTATCTTTTCTCATAATTTTTCTATTTCTTTTTTAACTTCTCGCCAATAATATACATTATAAGGAGTAGGGTGTATAACGCTTAAAATTTCATCTACTGTTATTAATGCACAATTTTTTGCAAAAGATATATCATTTTCATAAAAAGTTTGTGTGTACATAACAAACATTGACATTAATTTTATTGCTTTTTCTTTTGGTTTATAATTAGTATCTTCTTTCATATAAATTATTTTCGTTTTTATAAATATATTTTTTATCGATCCAAATTTTGCATAATTGTTTGGCCCAGTTTGTACCTTTTGCGTTTTGCTCCATAATATCCGCAATTAAATCTTTATAGCTTACTGGATATGTAAGAAGTACGTTTATTATGTTTTTGTGGTCAATTTCTGTAAATTGTTTTGGGTGCTTAATTTCAGGCTTTTTGCTTTCACCTTCAATTTGTATTTGCTGCCAGTTGCCGCCAATATTCATAAGTACGACCGGCTCAAAATCTTCACTGGATCGTAAAAACCTAGGCTGTAAAGTAAAAGTCTTTTTGTCTTTGTCTTTTACCATTTCTAAGGTGCTAGAGGCCCAGCGATCACAATTAGAGCCAAGGTGTCCTAATGTCTGCGCGCCTACGCCTTTACCTTGGTGCAGTACTCCTACAAATAAACAGTTATAAACCTTTGTAAGACGTTTAAACCAGTTTACTAGCTTGCGGCTCTCTATTTCGCTGTTATAGTCAAAAATAAGATCCAAAAGGCCGTCAATAATGATAATAGGGCAATCCAGGTTATTTTCTAAATAATTAACAATTAAAGACCTTATTTCGCCTGGTCCGTCCTCACGAACGGTGAAGCAGTCACACCAGTGCGGTAAATTGTTAAGATTGCTAAATTGCTTAATTCTATTAACTTGTCTATAAAAGTCGTAATCGCTGCTCTCGGTGTCAAAATACGCAATTCTGCGCCTTCCTTCCGGAAAAGTAAATTTCATTGAAAATACTTCACCTGGTTGGAAAGCGCTTGCTATTGCGGCCGATAATATAGTGCTTTTTGCTGTTTTTGGTAAGCCCGAAATCACAATAAAATTTTGTAAAACTCCTATGGGCTTATTTTGAACGGTAAACACTACCTGGCTTTGTGGGGGGATATAGTCAGGTTTAAATTTTCTAGCTGCAAGTTTTTCTTCTAAAGTTAATTTGTTTTGTCCGTCTATCATTAGATCCTTTGTAATAAACCAATTAAAATGGCTGCAATAATTAGGGCTATTACAGCTTGAAAGTTGGGGCTACATCTCAATAACCTTAACATTATTTTCCTTTTCATTTTCTATTTTTTCTAGGGTTAAAAAATACTCGTTTGCTAATATTTCGCACTCTCTTAAAAGTGTGGAAAGTCCTATTTTACTATGATTGTTTTGCATTTCTTTAGCGCAAAGGATCTGCAATAATACGTGTTCATATTTTGTCATACCAGGTATTGGGGCTACTAGGCGCCCGAATTGATCCTGGACTGGCATAACTGGAAAAGCTGGGGCGTTTTTATCTATTTTCATTTTCTATAATTTGTGCAGTGATACTATTAGGGTTATTTCTTACTATTAAAATTTTATTTAATTCTAAATTAAATTTTGCCAGTTCTTTAATTAATGTTTCTGGTATTCCGTATTCATATTTTTCATAATCGTGTAAAACTTGTGCAAGATCAAGTGTCATATTTCTTAACTGCTTTACAGCTGTGGTAGATAAATTTTCTAGTTTCATTTGATTAGTTTTAAAGTTCGTTATTAGGTTGTTTTTCAGTATATTCCTTAACTGCAATAGATAAATACTTATTATTGTTTTTACTAATTTTTACCCAGCCAGCAATTTCATACATCTTGCCGTCTGCTTTAAAATAGCCCTGGTAATCGGGTTGCTTTTCGTTTTTTTTGTTTTCTACTTTGTTCATTGATCCAAAGCCGTCGGCTAGATCTTTTAAATAATCGTTTTTCATTTGTTTAGTTTTAATAAATTGATTAATCTGTATGTATAATAAAAAATATGTGAAGCTGCATAAGTTAAAATGCAAAGCGGTATTGATATTACAATAAAAAAAATTATTGCAATAAATCTTATTAATTTTCTTCGCATTGGAAACTGTTTTCTAGTCTTTTAATGTCGTACTGGTAATGCTCCAGGGCCGCGTCTATCAATATCCTAATTTCAAAAGATAGATCAAACGGAACGTCATTTTCGTTTAATGATAAAAATTTACCACTTGTAGAATAGAAAAAAAATGTACATTGTTCGTACGGTGTAAGTGCGCGCAGTGCTTCTAGGCGCAAGATTTTAGATTGTAAGCTGGCTATTTCGCCCAGGATCTTACTGTCGGTTTTAAGGTGCATATTTAGGGTTTTTTGTTTGTCGTTGGTAAAATTATAGTAAAAACGTTTAAACTACCAAATTTATTTTATTAGGGCATAAAAAAGCCCAGTATTGAAATACCAGGCTTTTACTAATCCAAATCAAAATTTATCTAACCAAACTTGCTTCCTTATGCTAAAAATAGTGCTTTTTCCTCACTTCTGCGCCTTACTAGGCCCGGTAAAACTACCTTTTGGCCGTTTACTGTACCTTTATTCCAGCGGTCAAATTGGGCCGCTACTGTCTCTTTATCTGTGCCACTATTTAATAATCTTAAAAGTGTGCTTTCTCTAAAGGCGTCTATGCCAATATTATAAACAAAACTTGTTAGGCTGTCTAATTGGTTTTGATTAATAGGCACTTTAACCAGGGCTTTGATCTGTGGCACTATCTTTTTTGTTTCTTTTCTAAGCCACTCTAGCGCTTTAGCCTGGGTTACAGTATCACCTAATTTTACTGGCCTTTTAGCGTCAAAATTATACGTGCTTCCATATCCCACGGTAGCTTTTCCAACTGGATCTATGTACGCGTTTAAGTACTTATTGATGTCGTCGGCCTCAAACTTTTTAATCAGTTCTTCTGCCTTTGCTCCTACTGCCATTGTGCTGCTTAATAAGATTAACGCCACAATTCCAATAACCAAGTATTTTTTAGCCTGGCTTGTCATTATGGGCGGTTATTTAAGTTAATGTCGCTGTCTTTTGCTGCAAATAAACCTAGGCCGCTTAATATGGCTGTAATACCAGTTGCCACGTCGCCTTTAAATACAGTTGCTACGCCAGTAATCACTGCGCCTAGTCCAAATAAAGATGTTTTCCAGTTCTTGAACATAAAATTATTTTTTAGTTACAAAATCAAGTTTTGTTTCAATGCGCGCAAGACGGTCTAGTATTTCCGTATTGGTATTATTGTGCCTGGATAGATCACGTTCTATTTTATCTAATCTATTTTTAGTCGTAAAATAAAAGCCACCACCAGCGGCAATAAAAACACATATACTAAATAACAGTTCTGTCGTCATTGCTTTCGTCTTTTAATATTTCCTTAGCTACTGCGTTGTAAGCATTTGCCGCTGTTAAAGCTGCGTCTAAATTTTCAAATAAACTGCTTTTAGTAGCTGCGTCTAAAATTTGTTTTAAAATTGCAAGTGCTTGTTTGGTTTCCATTTGTTTAGTATTTAAAGATTAATTAAGCTAATGTAATATTTAACTTAGTAGCAGCCCATTCGTAAGCCCACTGGTTAACGTCGCTTGATGTTCCCCATTGATCATACTGCGGCTCACCCATTGTTAAATTTCCGTCTGCAAGTCTAACTTCTGCGCTATCTAATAACTGCCAGTAAAACGTTGCACTGTTATTTAAATTGTCGTTGATGATAATTAGGTTAAAAACGGTTGCTGTTTGTAAAGATCCGTTTACCCAAATTTGAATAGGTTGTATTTGTTTCATATTATTTTATTTAAGGTACTATTGTTAAAACTCCTAAATTGCTATAAATATCGCCACTAACTAAACCCGCTGGGCTTGTTGGTATTGCTGAAATATTTATTACTCTTGTACTTTTTATTGTTAATGCAGTGGCACCACCCGATACCTGAAATAAGAAATTGTTTCCGTTTGCAGTTCTAAAAAAAGCATTGTTACTATCATTTGCTATTAAACAAGTTCTGCCACTACCAGTATCAGTCATTAATATTTCAGGTGTACTTGTAGCTGATAAAGTAGTATTACCATTAACTTGTAATTTAGCTCCGTTGTCTGTTGTTGTGCCGATTAGTAGGTTTCCACTTGATGAAACCCTTAATCTTTCAGAACCACCTGTAAAGCCTTGAATAATTTGAGTACCATTTGAACCTTGCCAACCCGTTAAATTAGAATTATCGCCAAAAAAATAACCATAAGTATTTACTACAAAAAATTTACCATTTGAAGCAATTACATCATTACTAAACGTTGCAGCGCCGGTACTTGCTATTGTTAATCTATCAGTTCCACCTACTGCAAATGATAAAGCACCACCTGCATTTTGTGCATTTATTCTATGACCTACACCAACTGTTCCACTTATTGTATAATTTGAAAAAGCTAAAGACCTTCCTGAAATTGTACCTGCACCACCTCTAAAATATTCACCTTCATTTAATCCTAAAACTTCTAAAGTTGTTGCTGGAGAGTTTGTTCCGATACCTAAACTACCAGCACCGGTTAAAGTCATTAATCTATTGGCTAACTGATTATTCCAAAAAGATATTTCGCCTCCGGTTGTGTTTGAACTTAATGCGAGGTTATTTGAACTTGTACCTATAATTCCGACACCAACTCTTATTGTATTGTCTGCATAAATTGAACCGGTTACTCTTGCTGCACCATTGACATCAAATTTATATCCCGCGTCTGTTGTAGTTCCGATTAAAAAATTTCTTGCCGCACTTATTCTAGCTGCTTCCTGGACACTAACCGCCCCGGCGTCATAAATGCCAAATAACATTGGGCTTGCGGTTGTGCTTCCGTTGAAAATACACATATCACGATCAGCACTGCCCTGGATAAAGTTATTTGTATTTGTTGCAATAGCTAAACCAATCCTTTTAGTCGGCCCAGTTTCTGCGCTATCTATTCTCAAACTTGGCGCTGTTGCACCTACTATCTGGATCCCGTTGTCGCTGCTTGCACTTCTTACCACTAATTTACCAGATCCAACAGTTGAAGTGCCAATTAATACTTGGCCCGTTGTCTTTTTAACGGTTAATGATTGTAAAGCGCCTACTACGTCAAATATTTCAAAGTCATTGGCACCAGCGTTGTATAAATTACCAATACGCCATAAACTAGATCCACCATTTTGAAAAGCTATTCTAGTATCATTTGTAGCAACTGTTTGGTTGAATTGCGCTATTGTATTACTAGCAGAATGTACGTCAAAACTTGCTGTTGGTGCATTTGTATTAACGCCTAAACGGTTATTAATACTATCCCAAAATAAGTTATTAGATCCAGTGATACTTGAAGCAGCGCTAAAGTATGTAACCTGTCCGGCTGCCCCGCTTCCCGTAATTGTACCAGTGCTACTAGGGCTTAATAGATCCCATGTAGTACCGTTATCACGGTATAAATCTAACGTGTTTGTCGATACAAAGATCCTACCAACAAAACCAGCTGCGGGCCTATTGGCTAACGTATCGGCGTAAAACGCCGGCGTTTGTCTTTGGTTTAATATGGATAAATCTATGTTTGGCATTATAATAAGTAATTTTTCTTAACAGTTACCAGGTTATTAAAGCCCCCTGAATTAATAAAGTTAGCAAAGAAGCGACGTGTTGTAAATTCGCCCTGGTTGCCTTCTATTTGTAAACTTTGATTTTGTTGCAGCGTTACGCTTTCAATCTGTACGGCATTAGATCCGTAATTGATAAATAAAATACTATTGCAGTCGCTTGTAACGTAACCGCTAACGTCATACGTTATAAAGTTTACGTCGTATTTTATTAGATCCGCTGTTACTTTAAAATCGGCCATTTTGTTTTTTATTAAAGGTGAAAGTAAAATTAAATAGTGTAAGGAACGCCCACACGTTTAACTCCGCTTATCTGGTTAACGTAATAAGTTATATATCCTTCGTCTTGTTTATGCTCTAGCTGGCGCATTGGCTCGCTAAAACTTTTAATTTGATCAACAATACTAACGGCTTCGGTTGTTACTCCTGGCTGCGTTTGTGCGGCTGCTGGTGTGCTTGATCCTGGAACGTCCGGCATACCTGGTTGTGTTACTGTCATTACTGGTTTCTTTTTATACATAAAGAAATACCAGTAAGCTGCGCCAGCTGCAAGTAATAATATTAAATTTTTGTTTTTCATAGTTCAAACATTGTTTTTTCCTCGTCTGTTAAAATATCTTCAGGGTTAAAGCCACTTCTTAAGGGCCCTATTTCAATAGATCCTTTTCTTTTTTTAGTAGCCACGTAAATTACTACGCCAGCTAATAAAAGTAATATTAATGTACTTCCTTTTGTTTTCATCTTAATAGTTTTTTAAACCGTTAACATATTTTATTAACTGGTTTACTTGATCTGCGCTAAAACGATCCGCGGGCCAACTTAAAGCACCGCCACCTTGTAGCCAATTTAATAGATCCTTGCCTTTTACCTGGTTAAATTTATCTGCTAGATAACTTACCTGGCTTTTTGTTTTAAGTTGTTTAAATACGCCTAAAACTGCGTCAAAATCATCATATACATAACCAGGCGCGTTCCAAATAGTTTCTATAAACTTTTGTACCTGAGCATTTGTTATAATTGTCGCGCCACCTTTACGCCAATAATTCGGGTTCCAGGGGCTTCCTGGGTTGCTTGTCTGTTCCTCAATTTCAAGTTCTGCTTCACTTTTAGATAAGCCCACGCCTTCCAATAACGGTTTAATTACTTTGGTATATCCAAAATAAACAACCACAAGCCCTATAATAAGGCTGCTATTATCTTTTAAAAAATTACTTTTGGCCATTATAACATAAATAGTAACGAACTTAGTTTTGCGCTTGACATTTCATTAAGTTTCCTTAAATGATCTATTGTTACGCCTTTGCTCATTAATGATCTTAAAATTTCTGTTGCTTCTGCTTCGTCGTCTATTCCGGCTATTGCTGTTGGTTGTCCACCTTTGGCAAACATTCCACCCACGAGGCCCATTATACCAGTTACAATAGCTTGTTGCAACTCCGGGTTGCTTAACATTGCATTGATCGGGCTTTCTGGTGCTTCTTCTTCTTCTTCTTCTAGTTCGCCTATTGCTTCCAGGGCTGCTAGTCTGCTTTGCATCATTTGATTTTGCTCTACAAGTTTTTCTAGTAACATTTCAGTCCTGGGGCTGCCCATTGATCCCATTGCTTGCATTGGCATCATTGATTGCGGTCGGTTTAGCTGAAAAGAAATACTGGTAAGAACTGGGCTAGTTTCTTTTTTAGTACGGCCCCTACCAGTAGTTCCCTCGCTAATAACTTGTATTAAATACGGATTGTAATTTTCTATATTATTGCGCAGCTGTGTTAAGGCATTAACAAGTTCCTGGCGTCCAATTTCTTTTTCGCCAACAAAATTGTACCGCAAATATTGTGGCGTTGGGTTAACGCCAGCAAAAATTCTGTATTCGCTTCCTTCTGCTGCGTCATAAAAATTTATGACTTCGTCGATAGTAAATATTTCGGGCCTAAAAGCTGCCATAATATAAAAATTTTACAAGTAGTAATAAATACCAAAACTGTATGCCACGTTTGTAGTAGCTAGAGCAGTTGAAGTACTGATAAAAGATTTAGTCCAGCTAATATCAATATCATTCATACTTGGCAAATCAAAAACAAAAGGTGTAGAACTTTCCTGAATATTGATTAAACCAACGATTGGGATATTATAAATTAACTGAAGATCACCTTGGTATAAAGTCAAAAATGATTGCTTTGCGTCCGCTACTGTTACTGGTGTTGATCCAGTTAAAGGCGTCTTACTGATTGCTCCCGCAACGTAAACTTGCACTGCTTCAATTTTGGCGTTTCTTAATTGTGGTAAGTCCGGGAAATAAAAACGTGTTAGTGTTGATCCACTAGGTACGTTAATTTCCACCGCTTCAAAACGTTTGATACGCATATCTTAAAATTAATAATTAAAAAAGTTGGCCGTAATATCCGACGGCCGGCGGCGGCGTTATAGGCCCGCCAGGCACATAAGGTTAATACTATTTAACAGTAGTAACGTTTTGACATAAGATACCGCGTTGGATAACAGCGATAAAGCTATTAGCTAAAACAGAAGCTGGCGCACCATTTGCAGTTAACTGGAAATTGATGTTTGCCGCACCGTTCATTACGATACCTGGTTCAACTGGGTAGAACGCGTCTTGACTTGCACTCCATTGATCCACTGGGAAAACTGTTTGTGCAGTAATACCTACGCCGCCTTGTGTTTGTGGGACAAAGTAGTGGCGTAAAACGTCCCACGCTGGTAATACTTGTTCATTGTTGATTGTTAAGTTTAAATAACCGTTGTAAATACTCCAAAGATCATCATCAGTTGCAGAAGTGAAAATTACACCATTTGGATATGTGTAAAGCGGCGCTTTTGTGCTTGTTGCTGCTCCTACTCCAATTAATACTGCGATCTCTGTTGTAATAAAAATATCTTGTAGGTTTAAACGCTTCTCGTTTACACGGCTTGCACCGTTTTGAGTATCGTTTACAAGAACTGGAATGTGATAGTTTGCAATAGAAGTGCTAAGTGCTACTTCACTGCGTAAATATGATTGCGTCAATTTAGCGTGATCCACTGAATAACCTAAACCGCGCACAAGGGTTTTCGCATTTTCGAAAACCATTCTAGAACCCATTTGAGTTGCCATTTGTTATAAGTTTTTTATTTTTTTAAATAAAGGTGAAAGTAAAATAATTAACAGCCTTCTTCGTCCAGGCCAGCTATTGACGGCGTCATATAGCTTTTGTCAACTAAACCTTCTCTATTGTAATAAGCAGCGATCTGTGGCGCTTTGTAATTTACATCACTAGCAAACGCACCGATACCATTTAATACTCCAAAAGATTGTACAAGTTTAAGACCGCCCACGGCAATCATACCAGCTGCAAGACCTTGGCCCGCTGCTCCTTTTACAAACTTAGGTAAGAATAAACCAACTGCAACTGGTACAGCTGCTTTGATTTTGTCGTTAACTGACGCTGGTAATACTTTACCAACTAATTGTGCTGCTGCTGCTCCAGCTACTGTATAAAGTACAGTTGAAGCTGCGCCGCCCACTTTACCCATACCAGACATACGACGACGTCTGTGAGTAGATTTTTTGTGTGCTTTTCTTCTACGCATTTTTTTTGTTTTTAAATTATTGTGAAGTATTTAATTTACCAAAGTAATTGATCGGCGTAAAAACCTGGGGATCCTTTTACCGTTCTATCTTTTTGGTGTCTTATTTTATAAAGTTTTCTTTTTTCTTCTGCTATCTTTTTACCGCAATGTCTTAAATAACTTGGGTAATCTAAATAATTAGGATCACCCACACTTGCTAACAAATTGCCGTAAACATCATAAACATCAATTTTTTTGTTTTTCTTTTCACTAGGTAAAACAATAACATTTAACTGTTTTGCTTTTCTTTTAGTATAAAGAGAAATTTTGTACATTTTATTTTTTTACAAAGTTTTCATTTTTTGTATATCTTAAAGGTACCAATGCAGTTCCGTTATCTGTATTACGCATAATATATACAATTCTATCGCTAGGGCTTAGATACCTATCTTTTGGTAACTTATCAAAATATTCATTGTACTTTGTTTCAAATTTCTTATAAGTAATATAATACTTTGATTTGTGAGGTATACCAATTATTTTAGATAGTCCACTAATTACCCTAATATTTACATTGTGGCTTTTAGTGTCCTTATGTACACTTTCAACTTTTCTAGCAACTTTTTTAGGTGCTGCCTTCTTTACAACTTTTCTAGCCACTTTTTTAGATGCTGCTTTCTTTTTAGCTGCTTTTTTCTTAGGTGCTGCGCCTACTTTTTTACCGTAAACGTGTGCAAACGCTTCTTTTAGAGAAACGCCAGTTTTTTTTCTATATGCTATGGCTTGTTTAAATTTTGCCTTTGCTGTTTTTTGTGCTGCGGTCATTATTTTTTCATTTTTGAAATTAAGAAAATACCAGCGCCCACAATTCCAAGTGTTACCCAAATATTCATACCGGCTTTTTCTGCTGGTGGTGGTGGTGGTGGTAATTTTTTATCTTCTACTTTACTTGCTGCAACTAATTGTGCTGCTTCTTTACCAAAACCACCGCGGCTTAATTTGTCAGCAACATCTTCTATTGTTATAGTTCTATTAAACCAGGTTGAAGGGCCTAAAATATTTTTAGTTCCGTTTGCCTGGATATATCTTACAATATTTAACGCTTCATTTTGTACGCTGTCACCGTCATTAATTACCCAGTTAATAGCATTTGTACCTATTGGCGCGTTAATTCTTCTATCACTTGCGTCATAACCTTGCCAGTCGTTAGGGTTTGGCTTGTTAGCAAATAAGTTTACTAAGCTAGTAACTGCGTCAAAAGCTAAACTAACTGGGTTAGCAAGATCACTTGCAGTTTTACCAGTTTCAGTTACTGTTTTTGTAAAGTTTTTTATTACATCTGTAATTTTACCCATTGCCGGCAAATCTTGAAGTGCAACAGTTGCTTTGTTAATTGCAACTTTATATTGCAATTCCTTACTAGATCCTGGTGTGATTACGCCAGCTTGCAAAAGTGTATCGCGATCGCGTACAAGTTTATCTCTATATGCTGTTATTTCTGCGCGTTTGTCGTTTGATGTGTAGCCTACGCCGCTTAGTGCAATTAGTGCCATTTTTATTTTTTTATCTTTATAAAAACTAGGTTGTCTCTTTTCATTAAATCTTGCCAACACTGGATCAATCCAAATT